AGGAGAAGGTGACGTCATTGAACACTTGCGTGTACACCCTGGGAATGAAAGCTGCAATGGCCCACCCGTTGTTGAAGGCATTTCCGTTGTAGACGATTTGGATCGTCATGAAAATTCCATCGTCTCCGGATGGTCTGTGGAGAATAAAGTTGGAGAAAACGAGGTCCTGTGTTGGAGTTCGGTAGTCAGGGGACAGGTTGATGTAGTCCTTGGGGACCACTCTCCATGCGATAATAGTCTCTGCAGCTTCAGCTGGCACAGCAATGGTCTCTCGGTAAAGAAATGATTCCTTTCCGGTCTTGAGGTCCATTGGTGGCTCTCGCACAATGTTTGGGCGAATTGAAACTGAGGCCAGGGGGTCGACGGAGACTTCAGTCTTTGCTGGGAGAACCATGGTGGTCAGTGGTGTTTCGGCAACGTGTTCTGCGGCACCTTGGGTGTCCAAAGGGTCTTCCTTCCCTTGTGCAAAACCAGTGTAGAGCTTGAAAACACTGCGGTCAGCCACAATGCGTCGGAGGGCAACTCGGTGCATGCAGAACTTCTTGGCCTGAAGGAGAATTGGGGCAGGGATGTTTTCCTTGAAAATTTCCATGTTCTCCTTGTAGGTCTTTTCGTCCCACAAGCTGAGTTCGTGGATGGCTAGAACGACCATCTCGACAGTCGTGACGTGCTTGGTCTTGTACATTGGAAGCAACTTGATGGTCTTGAGACGAAGTGCTCCAATGTAAGATTGGAGGTCGGGTTGCCAAACGGGGTGTCGTCCGAGGATGGTGATCTCCTCGAAAGTTTTCCAGCGTGGTTCAGCAGTGACATCAATCGGTTTCTTATCGGACCCGGTCATGTCCATTCCAAGTTTCCTGAGTTCAATTGCGATGGAAGCAACGTTGAAAACAGGTTGGACTTCAGGGTGGATAGCAAGAAGCAGGTCATCTCCATGGTGGGCTGGGACGACGTAGTTGTCGTAATGCTTTCCGGGGCAGAGCTTAGCAAAGATGGTTCTCATCAGCAAAGCTCCACAAATGCTGTTCCTGATCGTGGTCAACGGGTCTCCTGAGCGTTCGCCATTAGTTGGTCTCACAAAAACGTGACCTCCGTTGGGGAGGTCTGGTCGTTGGATGCTTGGACCATACTGAATGACGCTGTGGCTCAGGGACTTGGCAAGGGTCAGGCACATTGCCTTGGTGTCAATCGGGTGTTGGAGTCTCTGCTGGACAGAGGTAATGACTCGGTTGGCAGCGTTCA